AACTTGAGATACAACCTCAGTAAGAAGTCCCTCTTCAAGAATCATCTCTTTGACACACTCTTTAATAAGTGGCTTCAACATTCTTTTTAAATCGTTCTTTTTCAATGTATTATCCTTTGATTATGCCGGCTATTTTTTGCCAACGTTGGTATACTTTTGCTTCATTTAGTTCTTGATCTTGAGGCTCTAAAGGTTCATCAAGATACACATCATCTGGATCTCCTCTATAAACAGCCTCCATTTGTTCAAATGTCATAATCTCTTTTATGATATAAGGATACACTTTTTGCTCTACCGCCTGCATTACTAACATATTATATAGGTTTGTTAATGTGCTGCTTTTGCCGGCAGTTTTTCCAGCAACCGTATGCAATAATAATTTCCCGATACCGCCACCCGCAACAACACTTCCAACAGCAACAGCCGTTTGTGCCTTTGCAATTAACGCTTTTATGTGATCTCTTAAAACTATTTGGATATTTTTTTCAGTAAAAGGCGTCTTTTTGTCAGCCATTGCTTCTATTAGACTCTGTAAAGCCCCTCTTGCCAATGTTGGCAACGCTTGATCAACAGTGTATTTTATTAGTTCTTTAAGTTTGGGTACAACTTCTTTTTCTATTCTTTCCTTCGTCCACTCCATTCCTTGTTTACCCAACTGCTTGGCTTTATCTAAATTTTCCTGAGAAAACAACTTTTTGATAAAACTCTCAATTCCACCTATTATGTCTTGTAAAATACCTTCGGCTAAAAGCTCTTCCTCAATAATAGCGCTATGGATCTCTTCTGATAACAACGACATATCACTCATCTTTCAACACTTCATTTAATAATCTGTTGATTCTATCTGCTTTAGTAAATACCTTGTTATTATAATCTTTTGTTTCTTTCATCATAAAAGCATTTGGTGTAGATGGCTCAGAAACAAAATCAAAACAAATTAATTGGAAATCTTCTTGGACAACTGTGCCACCATTCGATTCTGAAACAGAACCCATGCCGCGACTTGAGATACCGAGCTTGACACCTGATTCTACTAGTGATTTCAAAACCTGTCCTGAAGGTGTGTCAAGAACTTTTACTTTACCCATAACAGATTTATCCTCCATCCAGATATCAGTTACAAGATGAGAAGCATTTTTGAGATTGATCACCGAATCATCAGGATGATCTAATTCTCCTAAAGCTCTGCGTTCTTTTACTAATTTTTTATAATTGTTTACTTCTCGCATAATCACCTTATAAGGATAAACACGACCATTGCCGTTCTCCACATCGGCTTCTTGCAATTTTCCAGAAAGCATCATGCCGCCATTGGCAACAAACCGCTTTTCTTCTTCTGTAAGAAGATCTTTGCAGATTCCTCCCTCACATAGTTCGTAGTATTCTCGTAGTAGTTTCATCATTCTCCCCGAAAAGCAAAGCGGGCGCAACCCGCGTGGGCATGCAGCCGTTTTTACAACGACGAACAGGCGGCAATCTCCATTTTTTAGTAAACATCAATTTTTCCCTATTTGTATTCCATTATCAGAAAAGACCATATTCAGAACATAAGAAGTCGCTGACGATAGACAGCCTAATAATAGAAAATTTACAACGTTAATATCAAAACTAAATAGTTCTGTGTATGGAGAAATCAATAATAAAAACCAACCAACATGAAATCCCATACACATTGGGCAATGAAAAACTTTGCCATATCCCAAAAATGCTTCCTTGGATGGCCTCACTTCATTTAAAATTGGCATGTCGCTGTATACTAAAATCTGTGTAAGTCCATACGCCGCTAAAGTAAAATATAATAAATCCATTATTTCTTGACTTGCTTTTGGTTAAAGTTTGTTGCTAAGAATTTTTGTAATTCATCATCAACATCTGGAATAAGTTCTAGATCATCCATGCCTGCTAATGTTTTTAACAAATCATTCAAAAAAGCGACTTCTATTGGGTCGTCTATGATTTTAGAAACATCATCATCAACATCAAGCCTATCAAGCCCAGTGTTGGTTTTAGCCTTATCTGCAGCACCATAAAGTTTCCCAACAATCTCTTTGGCATCTTGGGCGCCTTTCCAGAGAGAAAATAGATTACTGACTACAGGTATTTGTTCAATGGCCATTTCCGCTGCCTTCTTGCCAGCTACTTTACCTGCCTCCACGGCTCTATGGATTTTGATTAATTTTCTTAGATCTCCGACTGTCTCTGCTGGCGCTTCTTGAACAATAAACCTATCCCATCTTTCCAATATCAATTTCATTTCATTTGACATGGTGCGCTCCTAAACAGTATACATATAAGAGAATGTGTAAGGATCTCGGATATATCCAGGTCGGATAGAGCCCTGCTTAACTCTCTGCGGAACTTCTCCGAGTTCAGTCGAATCGGTTTTATCCGGGGCTGCAATTTCATCATCAAATCCAGCAACTTGAGCTTCAATGTTTTCAAAGTATGGCCGCTCTTCTTCAATAAACTTATCAATATTTAATAGTGCCATTTTGGCAGCGTTTAATCGATCGTCATAAGGGGTTTCTAAAGTCGCCTCCAAAGCTCCATAATAGGCGCCGGCTTGAATCGACTCAGCAATAACGATGCCCTTTTTTCTCAAAAAGCTAAATAATCTATTTTGTGCTCCGTATGTTAAATCAGTCATTGTCTCTTTTGGAAAAGCAACAATTTTATTATTTTTCGCTGATAAAACAATATCGATATCTCCATGATCAAAAATCATCAAATCCCCATTCAGGCTCTTGCGAATATTTAAATCAAGCTTAATTGAAGGAATTGGCTTTTTTGGAATCTCGGAACCAACCCTAACTTTTATAGGCTCTTCTTTCGGAACAATATTAATTATTACTGCCATCTTCGTAGATTTCCTTTACAAGTTGTTGGGTTTTTAAAACGGTTAGTAATGCTTGTTCATTAGCTGGTTCTTGTAGTTTTTCGTAAGATAACAATTTTTGCATGACTTTATCAGTTTTTTCTATCATCTCAGAATCATTCTTAATTTCTTCAGTCTTCTTTGCTTCTTGCAATTGATTTTTTAATCTTGCAACTTCTTCGTTCATATATATTTTTAATTCAAGCGCATTATCAGCAAAAGAAGTAATATAATATGTCAAAAGCTCTTTTTGTTCTTCCAAGAGATCGTCGGCGTATTTTTCGTTAAACCTTTTAACAAAAGTTGAATATACAATATTGTCTATTGGCTTCATATTTTCTTGAATCGAAGATTTGCTCATGTTATCAACAATCTTGTTTTCCAAGAGAACACCTTCTTTTGGTGAAGAAGTGTTAAACATTTTTGCTATTGTAGCTAAAGTTTTGTAATTTGGAACAAAATTGTTAAATACTTGCGGAGAAAGCGCTTTATTAATATCTTTAATCAATTCAGTTTGTTGTTCGAAGAGGCCTTCTGGGTTAATTGATTTTTTAACAGCCTTAACAGCTTCAATAACTTGGCGGCTTATATTGTTTTCAAGTTCTTGATTTTCGTAAAGAGAGCGATAACATTCAAGATCTTTTCTTAAAAAAGAATCTGGTTGGAAGTGCTTTCTCACAATATCGACAATTTTTTGCTGTCTTTCTTTGTCTCCTTTAATAATAGAAACAGTAGCTTCTCTAGCCAAAGCTTCGAAAACAAATGCTGTATTTCGTTTTTTATTATGCTTTGCTTTCATCTTTGTTCTCCATAATTAATTCATTTTTTCTTTTTAAATCTTTAAGTAAAATTTTAATAGAATTGTTGGTTTCAAGTAAAGTTTGTTCTTCTTGCCTCTCTTTCAAAACATAATTAGGTTCTTGTTCCTCATAAATGCCTCTTGAAAGTGATCTTAATTCCGAAGCTCCGAGATTATTAGTCCTGTATGTGTTCATTTCTGGTGTATGCCAGCTTTTATAATTTCTTTTTCTGGCGCCTTGTGGTCTTCCATCAAACTTTACAGGATAGTAAGCTTTGCCTTTTGCTCCGGGCGTTAATCTTGGAGCATCACGAGAACCTGGAGGTGCGGCCAATAAAGTTGGCTCTTCTTCTTCTGCCCCTTCTTCTCCTCCAAGTTCTTCTCCTCCAAGTTCGGCGCCCAATTCTTCACCACCGAGACCCAAGCCTCCCTCTTCTTCGCCACCCAAGCCCAAACCGCCGCCGCCGGCTGCAGCCTCTTCGGCCAATGCTTCAAGAGCCTGATCGTGTTGACGATCATAGAACATCTCACGCTGACCACGCAAAAATTCTTCATGAGACAAATTAAAAACATTATCAGCAATCCAACGACGAGAGAAAAATCCTTCAGTTGCGTTAGCAGCAATCGAGAATTTCTTATCCCAATGTTCAAGTTCTTGCAATTCAGCAATTCTGCTTGGATTGTTCAAAGATAGTTTGAAACTAATGAGATCATCGGCACGATAACCAAGTGTATAAAGATGGATAATTCCGATCTTTTCTAATTCATGGATAACTGTGCGCTGTAATCTTTGAATAGTTCTAGCAAACCGAATATCTTTTTGTGCTAACGTTGTTTTATCTTCTTCCGCACCTTCGCCCATTGTCAAATAAGATTGCGGAACCTTAAGAGCAGAAAACAATTTATCGCGAAGGTATTTAATGTCATCAATGGCCGTAATGTTTGAGGCGCCTGCCAAACTTCGAATATCTGTGACAGAACCGGCCCGGACAGGAATAAAGTAATCTTCCTCAATAGACATTGGATTATAACGTAAATCGATTCTGCCCGTGTCTTTATCAACAATAGAGTGGCGCTTTAGTGTGGTCACAATTTTTTGCATATATTGTTCAACTTCTTGCGGCGGAATAGCACCGACATCAATCTTGAAAACTCTTCTTTCAGAAGAACGAACAATACGATAAGCCATCATCGCATCTTCCATTAATGTTAGCTGGCGCCAAATGCGGCGTGCGGGCTCAAGAACAGAAGTTCCATAAGGCGTATATTTGTCATTACCTAAAATACGAAAATGAGCAATTTGCCAATTTTCGAATGTCATACCGGCGGTATTCCATTGATATTGAATATAATTTGGATTTGTGGTATCCAAGCCTTCCAATCTTTCAACTTCTTGCAATGGAAGAGCGATTACAGACTGAATACCATGGTTATCATCAATATCTAAATATAAGAAAAAATCACCATACTTGTTCATTGTGCGGCACCAGCCAAAAAGATTATATTCTACATTCAGAATATTGTGATACAAGATACCAAGAAGCGCTTTGATTTCTTCGTTAGAACATTTAATCTTTAACATCGGAGATAAATCAGAAAAAGTGGTCATTTCATCGGCATAAATATCAAGAGCCGATGCGATTTCGGGCGTGTACTCCATTTGATCAAAATCAACATAACGCTCCGATCGTCTTTGGTTGGCTATTGCATTAGCAGCAATAGTATCTAATGGATTATATGTTTGCTTTTTGAACTGCTGTCCAGATGCTGATTTAAACCTAGAAGAAAATTTATCTATATGTTGCTTTCTAATCTTTCTTCCTGATTGGGAACGATAGTTAATAATCGGCCCAGAGAATAGACGTGTAAGTTGCTTGAATAACGTTGATTCTCTATTTGCAGGATTTTTACCTTGTTTCGGATTTTTTGGTGCCATTTATGCCCTCACTTAATTATCCACATATATTCAGAATATAATCTTTTGGCTTCTTCTTTTTTGCTATTAGTATCCTCGCCAGTATAGCCTATTTGGCCTTTTATTCTTGTATTAAAAGTCGTCTTTGATGTAATAATAGCGTCAACAAAAGCTTTTTGGTAATTCAGTTCTCTTGCATTTGCCTGCAGCGCCGTATCACGTACCCAACAACCAATTGCTAAAGCCATTACCAAATCATCATTATACCCTCTCATAGATTGTGGTTTTCCATTATACCAAATAAAAGTTCTTAATTCGTTTGCTAAACGAGAAGAATACGTTTTAATTAGTTTGTTTCTTATAAACTCTTCCAATTTCGCCACAATCAAAGGTCTGGTTTTTGATGTTGTAGAAAAGCCGGCAATTGCTGAATTTTTATATTCTCCTATGTGTTGTTCCACATATTCATGTGTAGACTTAATAGAATAATATATATTAGAATAACCAAATTCTATTAATTTGTCAAGAACAGTATAGCCAATAGAATTGTTTTCTACAACAATCATGGCATTGCCAAATTCTCGTCCGACTTGATTTAACATATTGGCGTATAAATCAGGCGTTGGCTTTCCTTGGTATTCAGCAATGACTTCCATAGTTTCTATTTTAAAAATATGAAATGCTGATTTATCGGCGCCATCTCCTCTCGCCACATCAACTACGATCAAATAATTGCAGCTAGGATCATGTTCTTCCCAAATCCAAAAATTACGATCAAAGCCTGTGCGATATTTCGGTTCTCTAATGTTCGACTGAATCCAGTCTATGGCCTCTGAATCTATTACAGTTTCGCCAGAAGTATTGAAATTGCATTCTAGTTCTTGTGCGATTTGACGTTTAGACATGTTTCTGGTTTCTTTTTTAAACCATTCCTCATCTCGTTCGGGATGCACATGCCACATAAGAGTGGTCAAATGAAAATCGTTTGTGCCATCTTCTGCCCCTACACATGTTTTATGAAACCAATTCCCAACACCATTAGGAGTAGAAATCGAAATGCATCGGCCACCGGTAGAAAGCGTAGGATACAAGCCTGTCCAACGTTCCTCCAAGCCTTCAATGTGGGCCGCTTCGTCAAGAACCAAAAGAGACAATGCTTCGGAACGGCCAGCATCGCCAGATGTTGAAGCTGCTTTGATCCATGAACCATTGGATAACTCGAAAGATGTTCTGTTATCTGTAGTGATATTGGCAATTCTAATCCAGTCGGGCAAATTCTTCATAATGCTCTTGACTTTTCTCACAAGATTGCCGGCGGTATCAAATTTAGTTGCCATAACCATAATTGATTTATCGCGATGATAAAGCATAAGCCAAACAATATAGCCAGCAGTTAAAGTCGAAATACCTAATTGGCGCCCCTTGTTGATGGAATTAAAACGATAATTTACAAAATCTTGTAATAATTGATCTTGATAATCATATGTATTAAAAAGAACTAGCCCGCGCATCGGATGTGATATGCGGGCATAATTTTTAAGAAAATAAGACGGATCTTTACCGCATTTTACAATTTCTTTTAATATTTGCTTTTTTGTTAATTTGTAGGTCATTCATCTTTCTATGTGTTCAATCGGGATATGGATAATCGACACCTGGAACACCTGCAAGATAGTCCCCCACTTGTTGTCCTAATCTCCCTTTCTCATGTTTCTTTCTCATAACACGATCGATTATCTCAACAACTTCGGGATCGGAGACACCTAATTTCTCTGCCACTTCTTCTGCTGTATTTCCCATCGCAGCCAATTTTGGATATATCTCATCTTTCATCCAGAGAGCATGAAGAAGCCGTTCCTCGGGGGAAGCACCTTCCTGGCTCCATTTTGAAGGCTCCGCTGCAGGCAACACATCTTCATCAGAAATATCTTCAATCCCTTCGTCCGATCGAGCCAACTCTTCTTTGATAATTTGCTTTAGGCGTGCTTTTGTGATTTTCATTTTATTTTCCTATACATCAATTATTTCGTCGCTTGGATCAGGTCCAAGCACTTGCTGAACAAAAGCAAGAACATCCTTGGACGAACTCCTTGGAGGCATCCGCTGGCGCTTCGGCCGGCGGGAGAGCTTCTGGAGCTCGTCGCGCGCCGCGCGGATCTCGGCAGAAAATAAATCTAATACGTCGGCCTCCGCGGAATTAAAGGCAAGGCCCATGTGGGTCTTCGCATAGTATTCGCCGGCTGTCATCTCATCCTCATGGGGCTCCTCCTCATGGGGCTCCTCCACAGGGGGCTCGTCGGCTACAATCTGGGACATCTCACCTTCCTTAAGATTCTGCAATTCTTCCTTAATAATTTGCTTTAATATTCTTTTTGTGATTTTCATTTTGTTATTCCTTTAATTTGTCGCCCTATGGGCGCTTAGTCTCGATAGCATTCGTTCGATTTTTAATGCGTTAAGTTCTTCTCGTTTATTGTTCTCGCTAACTGACCAATCTCCGGGCAATGAACCAATTGGAGTTTCATCATTTCCCCTTTTAACGACACCTTTAAGCATATCTCTAAAGACTTCGTTGGCCACTTTATTAATCTCATCTTGATCGTCCCAGATCTCAACTAAGTTTTTTAAAACATTGACTTGTTCATCGGGCGCGTCATCATGTACGGAAAACTGTAAATTAAGCTCTTGACTTTCGCCTTCTGTACCATGCATACCAAACATATCCATATCAAGTGGCATTTGCGGGTACATACTGCCTTTAGTATTTTTGAATGCAGGCGCTGCCATTCGCTTACGAATCTCAAGCCAGAAATTGCGATCATTCATGATTTTCATGGCTTGTTCCTCGGTTGCCCCTAAATCTGCGTACCAAACCTCTGGGTGTGTGGTAAATTGAACTAACTCGAACTCGTCCACCTCATAGCCTTCTTCGGCTTCGGCTTCCCAATGATAAAGATCCATCTCGTCGTTTATTATCTCGCGCCCAAGAGCCATGATCGCACCACCTTCGATATAGCCTTCACGTTTAAAAAAATTAGTAAGAATTTGTTTCACGGTATCATAGCGATTATCGACTTCAGAATTCACTACACGACAAAACTCTTCATAATTATCGGGGTCATATGCATATCCTTCCCCACCAAACTCAACTAATTGCGTCGGCTCCACGTCAATGGGCAGTTGCCAAGCGCCGTCAACAGCTTTATTTATTGTGTAAGGATAATCTGATTTTACCCAATCCAGTCCATATTCTTTAACTTCATCAAGCGCAGACGTAACTTCAGACAACCCCGGCATGCCCATCCAGTTGACCCACTCGTGGGGATCCCATTTAATACGTATTTCAGCGTAGACGCTAATATAAACGCTACCAGCGCCATCGTCCTCAACCATGGCATTTGCCATCGTCCAGCCCATTTTGGAGTTCCAATATTCTGTCACTTCGTCACAACGGTTCTGATATTGTTGCTGAAGGCTGCCAATTAAGTTATCATCTAAGTCGTCTTCGGTCGTCTTATCTTGCTTCACATGACCTTCCGTGTCCTTCATTCTGACATTAAACAGACTCATCAACAATAAACTCATTGGATTGTCATCATAAGAGCCACCAAATTTAATGAAGTCATTAAAGTTTAATTTTCCATCAATCCATGGCGCGCGCTCGATCTCGGTTTTTTGAACTTCTTTTGCCCATTTAAGAAGGTGCGTGTAAAATCCCGGGATGCGCGCGCCATAAACACGTTTTTCTGGCACAGCTAGCTGTGTGCCCTCGAATGGATTTCGGCCTTCGTACTCTTCTGGCTTTTTATTATGCTCATAATAACGCAATTGGCGCAATCTAAGGCGCGCCTGGGGCTCAATGTCGAATCCCGCGCCCCCACTCCTCGCAGTATCTCCAAAAATTTCGCCATCTTGAATTTCTTCTTCCGCCGCGTCGATACTGTCCGTATCTGTATTTTTTAATAAATCTTCTGTGAATACAACATATGCTACGGCCCCATGCCCATGGGCTTCAGCCACGGCACATTTATAGTAATCACCTTCACCGCCTCTTGACGGTGGTGAATGACACGACGTAATATTATCGAAATCTGACATACGCCAAACATCTACTGGATCGCGAGTGATAATAATGGAATATTGATTTGAATATCCGCTTTTTATATTCTTTTTGATATAATCTGCATTATTCTGCCAATAATTCTTTAATAATTCAATGTATTGGGCTGTTATTCGACTTCTTCCAGCACCGTATTCTGACATAGTTAGCGATTTAATTGTATCTTCAATTCGATAATATTGCTTGATTCGCGATGCATCGCTTCCTAGTCCTTTCTCAATATCTTGGCGCGTAACATATGGGGGTTCCCAAGATCCCCAGTCCTCGCCGTCGGGCCCGAGCAAATTGCGGAGTTCGCCGGACTCAATGTGTCGGGCGAGAACCTTTTCAAAAGGTTCACTCCCGGGCGCCCGGTAATGCGCCGGCAGGTAAGACCATGCGCTGCGCAAAAAGTTAGTATACAAATATTCACGAATTTGGATGTCTAGTTTTTGCTTTTTCAATATAAGATTATACACCTTAGAGATCCACTTACCAACCTTCATATTGATTTTTTTGACTGTCATACCACTGCCCGGCAGTCCTGCCATTATCGCCTCTACGGCATCCGGTGACGTGTCGATGTATTTTCTTTCGGCCGACAGGATGCCCTTGGCCCAATCGACTTCATATCCCATTTTACTGAAAAGATTTAGGAATCTACCAAGCTCAGAGTGCTCATCAGCCGTTGGAAAATCGATAACGAGGCGCGTTTTGTCACCAAAAACGTTATGAAAAGCCAAATCTTCGAAGGACAACTCATCAATGGCTCGTTGAATGTGCTCAAATTCATCTTCTGTCACTTCTCGAAGCAATTTTTCATCATTTTCGAGTTTTATACGAATTCTCGTGTCTTTAAAGGGGACATCCTCTGTCCGGATATTTTCATTTAAGAAATTTCGCCAAGAATTGTGAAAATATTTCATAATTTATCCGTCCACCAATAGATTCCGACCACAAAAAACACCTTACAGGCAGTAAAAGCTAAATATAGGGCGATTCCCTTTAAAACTCCGTAATAATAGCTTTCGACATCCCAGAATTTCTTCCAAAAATCACGAATTTTGATCATTATTAAGCTTTTCCAACGCTCTATCTAATAAATAGACTGGAAATGTTCTTAGTTCAAGAGATTTTCGTCATTTTTCATGAGCTATCGACAAGCGCGCGCTTTTATTTCGCCTGAAGCACATAAAGTCTCTAAAGCATGATCAATATTGAGTACTTGGATAGGCTGAATCCAAATTAAATTATCAATAACCTGCAAACGCGGCCGCGTTTCCACATCTAGTCCCCATAAAACCCCGACAATATCGCCTTCAGAATCGTATACAACAGAGCCGCTGCAGCCAAACCACCCATGGGTGTGCAGTAAAATTTGAATTCCTTCGTCCCGTAAAATTTCATAACCTGCAACTCTACCTCTAAATGTCATCAATTGGTGCGAAGATGGAAAACCGGAATAAGTGATTTCCTCTCCGATTTCAGTAAGTTTTTCGGCCGGAGAAAACTTTAATGGAACTACACTATCAAACTCCTCCAACATGTATAAGACTGAAATATCATGCACCGGATCGGCATAAATCAACATGGCTTTCTTTATTTCGCCGTTGGCAACTGCGTTATAAATGAAGCCAACGTCATCATCTGTTACATGCTGTGCCGTTAACATTAGTGTAAGCCCTTTATATTTGACCAACGAGCCAGACCCATGAGTGCCCCGTAAAGATATCACCTTGACAGCAGCTTTTCTTACCTTTTCCTCGACAACAGTCATGGTGGAACTGACCGTCACGGGTTCAGTATATAATTCAGTATTTAATCTTGGCTCGACAGAAGATTCAGAAGCGTGAACTGTCAAGCTAAGCAGTGCGCATACAATAGCCAATAATTTTTTCATTTTTAATTAATTCCTCATCTCTAATTATGTATAACTAAGCTATTTTCTTAAGAAAACAAAATTAAGTAACAAAATATTTAATAATGATAAGCCCTGAAGTTCTAAATTGTTAGCGAAAGTCGCGAATGCAAATAAAAGTAAGTTTATTGCAATACAAATCAATGATGCATAAAAGAATATTTTATTGAGCATGAGAGATGATTTCTATACTTCCCGCGCTGCAGCATTGAATACGTTTATCTTTAAACATAAATACATTAACGCTGGGACCAATTAACATTTGATTACCGGATTCATATACAATGTCGCTAATCACGATGCCCATTTCATAAACCCATTCTTCCGCGCCTCTCATACCTGGGCCACCGCGCGCGCCAGTGTAGATCCGATCGCGAACCAGATCTCCCTTTTTGATTTCCCATACAATGTCATTCATAGATTTAAGATTTCTTCTTGCATCCAGTCCCAGCCGCCCTCATAAGTATCAAAAACGGGCGAGATTCCCACGATATAACGCGCGGTGGCACCTTCTAAAGCGGCCCATTGCCATCGCCAATTGGATTTCTTACAAAAAATAAGACCGATAGTAATTGAAGTTTTAGTTTCAGAAAATCGCTCACGCGGTATTTGATTAATATATTTTCGTAAAACACGATTTCGATTATTTTGTGCCACCTTTTTGCCCTCTTCGCCTATGTCTACTTGCCTTTTTTGCGATAAATCGCTTCGGAGCACTATAAGCTCCGCGCGCCGAATTTTTTCGGTAAAATTTTCTTTAATTTCCGTATTAAAGTATTCGGTCACAGTGTCCGGATCATCATATTCAAACACATGAAAAGGTGCTTTCGCACGCTTTCCACTCTTAAACAGCTTATACACATTCCAATTATAACTCAAGATACCCCCTTTTGGTATTACTAAACAACTGACTGCCATATTATTATACCAAGAATAATAGAAACTTTTAAGTAATCTTCTTCTAAAATTCTAAATTGTGAGAAGGTCTTGAATTTCGAGATCAGTGGGCCGTCACTCCAACGCACTTCCCAAAAATACATATCATCGAGTTCCATATCGACGCGTCTATCGCGTTTAATCAGAAATCCAACGTTGCCCGTTGAAGCTTCAATTATAATATCGCCAGGAGAAAATTTAATGTCATCCATCTCTTCTCGTAGCGTACCCGGCGATATCATACCCTAAATACTTTATGAAAGGATTAAAGCGCCGGAGGCATACAGTATTTTTAATCCAGATTCGGTGTAAGTTTGCAAATGATCATCAGGGCCGGACCAATATATGTCCCACACCATTATAAACGCATCTGCGTCAGTACCGTAATAGTCATTCTCAAATAAGTTATAATGGCGAAGCAATACGCCCACATCTTTATTGACAGTGTCAATAACAATATCGCCAACTTTAAAATGTGGTTGCTTCTCTTCCAAACTTAATTTTGAGCCACTTTCGATCTCCCACACAAGTTGCCATGAGTTCTTCAATGGCAATCTCGGCTTCCTCGACTTCTCCTCCAACAGTAATTATACAGTCGACGCGAGGAACCTTGATTGGAACCAATTTTTTCTTATCTACAATTGTAGAAGGAATTAAGTCGTGCGTATAAGGCACTCTATCCGCGCCGACGTGCTTAGCGTAACTAACAACGCATAAAATAGTAAACACACCAACGCCAATAACAGTAAAAAATTTCATGATTTTGTACTCCATGCCACAAAAGCAGCTAAAAATATAATGTCACATATATAGTTTAAACAATCATGTAATGTCCACGATTTCGCCAAACCATCCAATTTAATTTATGAATTTTCGGAAACTTAACATGCATCATGTTAGTTTCCCTATCGACCGTCATCACAAAGCCAAGAGAACGCTTTTGTGGAGTGAGATCTTTTATAAAGTCTCCCTTCTCGGCCGACGTAAATAGAACCACTTCCGCTTTATACCTTAATCCTATCGATGATGTAAGGATGGTGGAAGGAAAGATCTTTATAAAGCCTCTTAATCACTTTCTTGGTGATTTCGCCAATCTCTTCCTTCGTGGCTTTAGAATTAAGCGCCTTTGAAATTTCATCTTCGAGTGCCTTTTTGAGTTCTTTCTTGAGAGATTTGTCCAATTCCTTGGAAATCATGGATTTAATTTCGGCTTTATCGGTCTTGGTAAGTTCCTCTGTCATATGTTTGATCTGCCGCATGATATTATTAATTACCCCTTTGTCAATACCCTGCTCCTTAAGCCACGTTGCAATCTTGTCGTCAGACTCACCATCACGCTTCTTGGCCTTGGCTACGCGACTGGCGCGCGCGATACGCATCTCTTCAACAATCAAGGCTTTTAACTGATTCATATTCATTATCATACCATAAATAGTATCAAATGTCAATGAGACTACTTAATTTCCTCAGAAATTTCCGCATCTAACCTCTGAAGTATTAGATTTCGTCGCTCTACCGGCAGTGATGCCAAATATTCTACAATCACATTTACCGAAGCTTCGATATATGTCGCGCCCTGTTCATCACAATAGGGACATGATTTCCATTTAGTTGGGTTTAAGGGATCGTGATATCCGCCGGCGCTGTGCATGCGCGAGCCGCGGCACACTGTACATCGGATCCGCAGCAATAATTTAAGGTTACCCATATTTCACTATCCTATATGGTACCACCTGACCACTGTGGTCATATACGATCACCCGACCGTCTTTATTCCGCTTGACAAAGCCTTCCCAATTGCAATTAATAGCCGTCTGTGGGTCTACAATAATGCGCGTAGCCTTGGGGCTATTCGAACACATTGCCGACCCGGGATCGTCGATGGCTAGCCCGTATGCGTACCAATGTATCTTTGCTCTGCACTGTGGACATAGCGGAATCAGATCGAAAAGCGGTAGTCTATCGTATGGTATGCCGGCGGCGGCCCTGCTCATGACGTCATATGACGGTTAATGCTGCGTTCATATAGAGCCTGTAGTATTTGCTTGGGGATTTTTTCGGCCATCGCTATTCTCCGAACGTGAATCGTCTATCGTCTTGTATAAGTATTTGTTCTCGACAATTGCGCTCAGCAATCTTTCACATTCCGGACAATGCGCCGGTAAAGTTCGTACGATGCCCGTCAGACAATGCATGCATGTGTACATGTGTTCTCCTTTAAACTAATTATAACATTAAATGCGGCTTAGGTCAATTATTAAAGCTTGGGAATTTTTTAGGCGCAGATCGAACGGAGGCTAAGCACGCCCGGCGCAGCGTGGCATCCGTCGAGACATACATTCGGGTAGGGGGGAGGGAGGGGGGTACCCCCATATGCCCCCTACAACCTACGCTTTCAGTTAGCGATACAATTGAGGTTATATGTTAACTGTGTCTATGTTACTATAGGTCAAAGGCATCATCGCTATAGTATCTGTTTGCATATAGTATATTAACATACAGTGCAGTAAACACAGTTGACCAGAAGGCTATAGCTGCTGTAGTCTGTATTACTTTCTTTATTGTATTAGTCTCGCACATTAAGCTGTCACCTCATTATGTTTAATTAGTATTACTCTCGGTACTTTTCCTCTCCCTTTAAGGGGAAGGTTAATTAAGTAGTTGATATTACAGCTCTTTTTAAAACGGCTTGTTGCGCGCATTGGGCAGATATGGGGCATTAATGTGTGAAAGTCTCCGTTAGTCTTCGTTATATACAGTATATACGTAAGGTGTTACAGTGCTTAAGCAGGCGGCCAACGTTTGTTTGCTGCGGCATGACCACCCCTCGTCAGTCGCGATCGCTCTGTGTCAGACGTGCATGCTGCGGTTGCTATGTAGGGTAAAAACGTATACATTTCAAGTACATATAAACAAATACGGACAATAGATGGCATGCAAAAAAAAGTGCTTGACAGCGGTGGGGTGCATATGTATTAAGATCTCCAGCACACTAACGCACTCTATCACTACCTCTCTATTACTATTATGTTATTGCTTTCCTTTGTTTCTGTTCTCGCGGAACTACCTTAAGCCACTGAAGAGTATATCTATTCTTTTTGTGTAGTCTCGCGACTTTCGTTGACCAACTCTAAGTTATACGCCGGATAGTGTTTGCCATCGTGTAATGTGTAAATGGTACCATAACCCACGAATCGCTCACGAACACCCGGCCGGCCGAGGGTCTTAACAACAACCATCACTCGACCATCGCGTGTTCTTACTAAATCACCTACTTTCACTGATTACCTCTAATTCGTCAATGTTCCATTCTATAACATGTCCGCTACAGTGCAGCACTTCCACATCAATTGTATAGGCACTCCCGCATTCCCCGCAGCATGGCGAGCGTTCCCACGAAGCGAGAACGATACCAATTAGGGAATACACGCGTGTTCCTGTATGGTTTTCGCTCCCCAGTGTGTTCAGACACCGCACTAAATCACCGACGTTCATAACACACTTAAGTTTGCTTCAGGAATGCAGCTACAAAGGCGAGAACTTCAAACCGAAACTCCCATATAATGATGGCTACTACTGCTGTAACTAATCTATCTCTCCACATGTTTACCCCGCACTTACCACTTCGATATCACGGTGCCATACTCTTTGTGTATATGAAGTCACACTACCAAATGCTGACCATCTTACCACGTAACGAATACCAAGCTCGGGGTTAAGCATATCGACGGGCGCTATTCCCAGAATAATGCCCAGCACGGGATCGAGTGACATGTCGTCTCTTACCTTCACCAGATCACCTACTTTCACTGATAACCTCAATTGCTCGCGCCGAAAGATCATGTTCATATCCGAACTGTGGAAAGAAAATTACATGGTAATGCTGGTATTGTCTCACAACGATGCCAAGCTGATCTTTGATCGCGTGCTTCATTGGAATAAATCCGGCTCCCAGACTGTACCCAGATGTCTGTGGTTGCCATGTGCATCGAACCAGATCACCTACTTTCACTGATAACCTCCAAACACTCGGCGTCGATCCAACTTGGTTCGCGGGCCCCATTCAAGAGCACCCAAGCGTTATGTTTTCCGCCTCGTACGACCAGCCCAATCAGTTGCCTTTTGTTGCTCCCCCGACGCCGGACAACACGCGCTGGGGGTCCAGAAGGCGTATCATAACTTTCACAAAATGAATATAGAACCATATCACCGGGTTGCATTGATTAGCACCATGTCGCTTGTCGAAATTGCATATGGGTGTAGCTTACCGTTGATCATCACCTTCCACCAACGTTTAGGCGTCGAGGAAGGTTGGCAAACATGAGAGCCGATGATAAGACCCATCTTTCCATCATACTGTGGATAGCAAACCATACAAAGTCTAACCAAATCACCGGCTTTCATCAGACTCTTCCATATTGCATGAGGTACATCCCGAAGCACATGAGTTTCCACCCTAACCAGCCTCTTAAATCAGCGGCTACTCTGTTCATGCGAACACTCCGAAAGCGTCCCGGCGATACCACTTCTGTATCGCGCCGTGCAAAACAAACACCTCAAGTTCACGCAGGGCTATGACAAGTCCCACGATACCATCACCATAACGATCTCTTACCAAGTCACCGACTTTCACTGATAACCTCCAGGTATTCAGAGTTGATCCAGCGAATAGGCATACCTCGCGTTTCTCCGCACCAAAACACCAGTGCGCGCCGATAGCCTGTTGCTGGATGTTCCGAAGAGCCCAGTTCAAGCACGGTGCCTAATCCGAGAGCATCACCACAAGAGGTATATCTCACCAGATCACTGACTTTCATAACGTTACCTGCTCGACACCGCACTAATCACCTCGCACTTCTGGATGTAGGACATGGGCAACCACCCAATGTTTCCGTTATTAATACAAAAGACTTTCGCGCCCTTTCCGGCGTCAATGGCCACAATGATACCATGGTCCTGAGGGAATTCAAAATCTCTGATGATATCACCGACTGTCATTGATCACCTCTAAATATTTTTCGTTCACCACTACCCTGTCACCGTGAATAAGCACACACCAAAAAATATCGGTCGCAGGGCGAGGAGGCAGAAGAGGCGATGCTCGATTAACAATCAATCCAACCGTCCATGCCGCAGGCCACCGAGCGAAAGGGTGCGATGGTTTTACCAAGTCACCGACTGTCATTGATCACCTCCAGATCGCTGCTGCGAAACTGGTGAATAAGTCCGGTGCAACTCACCAACACGTCCCAGGCATCGCCTCGGACAGCAATTCGCATAGAAGGAGGGTACTTTTTGAGAATGATGCCAGTCTGATACCTGGGATCGTAGCTATGCGGAGCCGCAGCGGGCGGGTAGGCATGGTACCACCGGAATTTTACGAGATCGCCAGTTTTCATTTGAACACCATTACATCCTGACGAACAAGCCAGTGCCCGTTATGGAGTTGAATGCAGCTTGAGAGTTCATGAGTCTGAACAATGATACCAGTCGTGCCCTTGAGGGGTCCGACTAATACCCAAACCAGATCCCCAACTCTCACGCTTCGCCCGCATGCGCGGTAGCAGCGAAGACAGCAGCGAACTGGGCGCGAATTTCGGGCGTCAGTTGCCCCTCGGTCTCAGCCCGCACCATTTCGGCGTAGAGTCCCATCTGAAGGACGATAGCCCCCAGCGCATGCTCGGAGCGCTCCAGCGGCCCACGCTCGACAGTCGGAGAAAGGGGAATCGGATCGATCACTGTTGCTCCCGCTGATATTCGATGTCGTTGGCCAGCAGCAGCACTTGACGCCTAAGCTCGATGGACATGGCGCGCTCAGAGCCGGGCTTTGCGCTGGTCTTGCCCTCGCCAGCAGTACCCAGCACTTCAGCGGCAAGCTCAAGGGCTTCCTGAAGTGCTTCATACTCGTTCAAAGTAAGTTCCAGTTTAATCATGTCTATCCCAGAGCCAGAATTTCAGCGATCTGCGCAGCAGAAAGATGCTCGACGCTAATCATCCGGACCTTGTGGACCGTGATCTCGGCACCCGGGGAGCGTCGAGCGCGGACAGAGCCACCCTCGACGGCGAGAACGTACTCGCCCCGGTTCTCGCGGCGCATGCGGAAAGTGCCGGTAGCCTTAATGCCCGCCTTCTTGAGCGCGGCGCGAATCTGACGCTTGCCGTCAGTCCATGCGACGGCAGAGGTGCCGGGAGTAGTCAAGAGGGTTCCGATAGTCATGAATGAAGTCCTGGGAGTTGAGGGGGAAGTTCTGACTCTGAGTACATTATCCCACGGGAGGACGCAGAAGTCAACCACGAAGTTGTCAAGAGGTTGTCAAGAGATTTTCTCAAGCCACATCGGATGAAAACGTAGGATGGAAGTACCAAATTGAACATCGTAGACATTCGAGGGCATCGGCGTGCCGTACAGGTCGCGCACTACCACGACAATGATCCCGGTGCGACCGGCGGGCAATTTCGGATCGGAAGTCCCCGGGCGGATCCGTACGAGATCCCCAACCTGAAACTCAGGCGCGGAATGTTTATGTTTCGTACCCATCAAGGTTTGTTTGTGGAAGCATGAAACTCGGCGCGGCATGCGACTCAGGCGGAACGTAAGAAGTCATAGCCGGCTCAGGCGGAAGCCCAGCGATAATTTCCGAGAGGATATTACGCAAGGCTTCAATCTCGTCTTCAACCTTTTGATCTTTCTCAGCCTTGCATGCGGCTCGATACTCGGCAAAGTTTACTAATTCGCCCATGTTACTTGTAGTCGCGGCGCAGAAGTGAAAGCTGCCAAACTTTGGGGTGCATCATCAGGTCAACGCCGGAACGCCGGGCAATCCCGATATGACAGCTTGTAGTCTGAGATCGGTAGGATCCCGATGCCGTATAATCTGCCAAAACTGTGTCACCGGACGCTGACCGCATGCCAATGTGCAGCAAGTAAGAATACAAGCGCGTACCGTCTGTATGCAGAGTGTTGCGACTGTTCTTTGCTTCGACACCGCGCTTCCAGGCAGCGACTACGCCGGCGTTAGTTGTTCGTTTCATCTTTGTTTTGCTCACACGTCGATAGCGATTACTCGCTCGTTGGTTTGAAAGTAGGGGCGATCTGCGTAGATCTTAGTCGTCATCCACATGCGCTGACATGCGCTTGCGATTGGCTTAGGGGCACAGAGATCGGTCAGGATAATGTGACCGTCGAAACTATGCGCGTTGACGTAGCGCGTTGGAGCGTTAAAGCAGGTTCCACCACACATAACACGTTCCCACTTGCGGGTTTGGCCTTTTTTCCAAACATAAATCTTATCTTCTCCGACTGCAGAGTCAAAGGGGATCACCGTGAACTCGGCAATATCAGCCAGTTCGTTCAACTCGGAGAAGAACGTAGCAAGCATTTGATCGTCCACGGATCCACTTTGATCGATGCTAATAGCGATCTTGGCATGCCGGCGCACGCGCTTGCCCGGATGGATGCGCGGGTAGCGCTTGTTAAGCCGGCGCGGTGTGCTGCGCTTGTCTGATCGCTGTGAAGTCTTAACAAAGTACCGAAGCACCTTCTTCCAGTCCACGCGAGTAACGATCCGCTCCAAAATATCCTTTCGCATGCCGGAAGAGACGGATCCCCAGTTGCGCGACTTCTCGGCATCTTCTGCGGCCTTTTTGATTGCGTCCTTCAACCGCTCCTTAGCAATCTCGCCAGCAGTGCCCTCGGTCTCGCCGAAAGCGTCGTGATCATCGAACGAATCCATGCCGCCGAAAGCATCCCCGGGCTGACCTTCGCCGGGCTGACCTTCGCCGGGCTGACCTTCGCCGGGCTGACCTTCGCCGGGCTGACCTTCGCCGGGCTCGCCTTCGCCGGGTTCGCCTTCGCCGTGCTCCTGTTGCTTCTTCTTGAGCGCTTCAAGATACCATTCATAGGTCTTGTTGGCGGGAAGGTCTGAAAACGGACCCTCTCCGGGGATACAGCCCTTCATGGGCTCGCCCGAAGGCATCACCGGACCCGGCTCCGCATCATTCGGCAGCTTGCCCGCCATTTCTGGAAGCCCGTTGATCGCGAGATCCATCGCGATGTTGTCGATGCGTCGGATGCCTTCGCTGGGCTTGCGTCCGGTGACGTGCTCCAGAATGATATGATAGAATTCGTGCATCAGGACGCCCAGCTTATGATCGTCCTTCAACTGTGACATGAACTCCGGGTTATACAGCAACTCGAACTGCTGACGGTCGGGGTTCACGCGCACACCGGCGGTTTCGATTGCGGTCGTCGGGGTCTTGTCGATCCGTCGCGACAACGACGCGAAAAACGGCTCACTCATGAGGAGGCGAGCGGTGTGCATGTTGAGATCGAAAGGAGGGGTAGACATGTGGGCGAATTCCTTAGCTTACTCTATAAGTATACAGGCAGAACGGGAGAAGGTCAAGAGGATTCTTGTCAAGAGGGTGTCAAGAGGCGTCCCGATTCAGTTCTTCAATAATTTCAGCTACTTCCGCCTTGGTCAGCATGCGATCCTTACGTCGCTTGTTCTGGCCAGACATCAGCTTCTTGTAGCGCTTTGGCGCGTGCTTGCAAACAGCGATGTGGGGGATACCGCAGCGCTCCATGCGCCGGAACGTTTCCGTCGTAGGCGCGAGCTTATCAGGCTTAGTAAGGATCGTCTCGGTCGCGGTCAGCTTGCCGTCCACGACGGATACAAGAGTTTGGCTAACGTAGTAGGTCAAGGGCTATCTCCAGTAGATGATTCATTATCTCACAAACGAGCGCAGAAGTCAAGAGAAAAGTTGTCAAGGGACTGTCAAAGGATGACGGGTCGAAGTCGAGCGGGGGATGCTGCGAAGCGCGTAGAAGGTTTGTTTAGAGCCCTCCTGGGCGCTGTGAAGCCCTCCAGCGCGCCCATAGGATGGATGGATCGGTAGCTGACAACGGGGGCTCAGAAGCGAACCTAAGAGACTGCGCGCCTGTACTCCGCTGCGATCTGCATGTCGTGCTTCCATGTAGATCTTCCATCTTCAAAAACCTTATAGAGAAGCCGCCTCGTAGGCATCGCACTGCGCCCGTAGATCTGACGACCGGACGGGCGACTTTCAAGGATAATAGCGATTCTTCCAGTCTTTACGCGAATGAGAAGCTCCCCGATCTCAAAGGTATGTTTAGGCGGCGTCATGATCCTTAACCGGGATCAGATATTCGGGATGGAAAATCATCTCAAGACCACTCTTAAGCCACTTTACTCGATATCGAGGCTTAAGCGGGCTTTCTCCCTGGTGAGTGATCTCTATGACCATGCCGGGGCCGCTCCTCTCAGTGAAAACACGGTCAGGCGATCCCCGGGCTAAGTGGTTGGTCATATAGACCAACTCACCTAAAACAAAGGTTGGAGCCCCCATATCACCCGCCCAGAATGGCAACAAGGTGATCACTCACCCGCCCCCCGGCGCTGGTAGTCGCCTTGTGAAGCGCGATCACGTTGTCCACACAATCGGCGTCTCCCAGAACGGTCCACATCTTCATGGCCACCTCGGAAGGGAGCGAAACGAAGTAGTCCGCAAGGTTCTGGATGCGCACGTCGGTCAGCGCTGCCTTGAAGGTCTCCGCTGCCTCAAACTTCTCGATCATAGCAGCGTGATCGTTGATCCCCCACTCGGCAGTCTTATCGATCTGCCCATGGTCAAGAAGATCTTCAATGGTAACCTGCCACTGGTAGTTTACCACGAAGTCCTTAAGGGTAACCGCAGCCTCAAAGCCCAGGAATGCGTTAGCGAGATTGAAGAGGAGATCGAGATCGCCCTTATCCTCGAAAACGCCGGATGGAGCAGCGGTATCGTTGAACCGCTTCCAGCTACGACGAGAAGGATAAACCTTGTTAGGCTCGAAGTCGCTGCGGTGTTCCAAGTGATTGCGGTTCTGGTTAATGAAGTCCCAGACTACGCTATCGACCTTGCCATTAGCCCACTTGAGCCAATCTTCATCGGTCGGATCCACGTCAAAGACGGTCCAACGGTCCAGTTCAGCCGGATCCATTTCGCCGACTTGGTACTGCGCGCCATGGTCACCACCGTTGACGGCTGCGACGATCAGGGTTTCCGGGTGCAAGTGCCACCCGTTGATCTTGCGGCTATCGGTAAGCTCAAAGAGACCCTGACGAACCTCCATAGTCGCCCGGTCCACTTCATCGAGGAACAAGAGCACGGGCTGTTCGCATGCGGTGACAAGCCAGTCGGGCGCGTTCCACGTCGTCGCCTTGCGACCGTTGATCGCGGTGTCTGCCGTATCGGGCAAGCCGAGAAGATCGCCCTCGGTCATCTGAGACGCGCGCCGCTCGACAACGGGAAGGTTGCGCTGCGCTGCGATCAGGTAGACCACTTCGGACTTACCGACGCCATGGCGACCGCGAAGAAGCACGGGAAGGCGAGCGTCGAGGATATGAGGGGCGACGGACAGGAAAGTAGCGAAATCAACGGACATGGTAGAATCTCCAAAGGAGTGGGGGGTTGTCTCTATCTTACTTACTAAGTATACAGGAAGATCGGGAGAAGGTCAAGAGGTTTCCTGTCAAGAGAATGTCAATCGCCGCAAACATCGGGCGGACTCCAGTTCTCGTACTGCCAGAGCGAGATCCGCCCATCCTGACAGAGCCCGTCAGTCCAGTTGTTCCAAGCTTCGCTACGGGCGATCCAGTCGGGGTGACCGTCAAACTCATAAGCGTGGACGACCATAGGCATAATGCAGTCGGCGAAAAGTTCGATCGCCGCGTCCCGGGTCAGGACGTAGGAGAGATTGTTCATAAGGTTCCTTTCTTGATGATGTCTTATTATCCCATATGCGGGAGAAGAAGTCAATAGGATAGTTGTCAAGAGAATGTCAGAGGATGAAAGTGAAGGTTGAAAGGGAGATATAGGAGTGGCGGGGGGTGCCGCTGTCCTTGCCGCGCCACTTTGCCAGCCGCGTTTTCACTGCCCGCTGCGGGGCGCGCCTGCCTGGGGAACTCAGCCCCCATTTTTAGGACAGGCACGGGTTCATTCGCGGCGTTGAACCCTTACAAATAATAAGACCCCCCGCCACTCCAGTCTCAGTTATCTTAGCATAATATATTTCTTTCCTACTTTTTCCTCTTGGGAGCGCGAGCGCGCTTAAGGTGTCGCTCCTCGCAAAGAAGAGTTTCGACGCCGCCGATCGGCAGGAGCTTATAAATCTTGTTGCCCCGCGCTGCGCTGTTGGGCACCTCTGCGTTAACGCTGACCACGATAGCCATGCCTGCCTTGCACTTCTGGCGAAGCTCCCAACGGGCACCAGCGCCCAGCGCGACCATCGAGCCCACTGGGAACTTCGGGGCTGAAAACCAGCCTGCAAGCACCTTTTTCGCGAACTTGTTATCGGTCACGCGGTTATAGTCGTCCATCGACGGGACGATCTCCGGGTTAGCGCGGAATGCCTGCACTTGGCGACCATAATATCCACCGCGCCCGTAGTAGGTCATCACAATGCGGTAATGCTCGGCCTTTTCGGCATCCCAGGCAGCGATCCACGCTTCGCGCTCAGCCATCTGATCGTCGCCATACTTTTCTTCAATCCCAGCAAGAATCTCAGTCTGCCGGTCAGAAAGTGACCGGCCGGCGCGAAGTTGGCTTTGAACGCTGGTAATGAAGCCAAAGTCCCAACTGCCTTCTCCGGCGATCTGCTCGACGCGACCGATGATCACATCAAGCTCATCAGCACCCGCGATAGGCGTGGGGCGTGTAGCATACCTCTCCTCCAACTGGAGAAAGCAGCGACGGCGACCGGTAGTCAGGGAACCCTTCCGCCTGTAGTGGCTGTAAAGGCTACTCGCGAACGTGCGGTCTCGCGAAGTAAGGTAATCCTTGGCGAGAAGGGCGGCGAAGCGGTCGTGGTAAGTGATGCGGGGCATAGGTTCCTCGATGTTTACTTAGTAAGTATACAGGAAGATCGCGAGAAGGTCAAGGGTTTTTTGTCAGGAGAAGGTCAAGACTTGTCAGAGCCTCGCAAACGCCGGCGTTCGGCAGCCATTGATCCCGTTCTAACGTCACTATCGGCGAATGCCTCGCGCCGGCGCTCCTTAAGCGCCTCGCGACCGTCGATCCCTGCGTCGATGAACGCGAGGGCTGCGGGCGGCGGACTGTCGCGCCAGCCGTCAAAGTGCCCAGCCCTTTCAGCAAGAAGATCGATGGCGAGATCGTCAAGTTCCTCGATCAAGTCCGCCATTTCCGGCGAAAGGGACGAGCTTGACGATCGTACCTCCGCGATGCGCGAGTGAAGCGCTTCCATCAAAAGGTCAAGTTCTCGGTCTGTCAGTTCAATCGTTCTCACAAAATCCTCTCAAGTGATGTACCATTATCGCATGCGACAGCGGCAAAGTCAATAGAAATATTGTCAAGGGAATGTCAGGCATGCGCGCAAAGGGCGGAAGCCGCCTTCAAAAGCCCCATATCAGCCTGGACCTCTGGGGACTGGAGCCAATCCAGCGCCCCCTCAGTGATCACCCAGCCGTTCATCCAGTCGCCGTTAGAACGGAAGCGCTCGATAAGCCCCTCCAAAACCAGCATATCAAGAGCTTCGCGGGTTTGATCATCGGGGGCAAGCTCTGGAAGGTAAGCGTGATCGTCACTTTCCAGCATTTCCGAAAAAAGAGACACTTCGAATGGCGACAGTTTGATGCCGCCGACAGTGTAAAGGTTTGTTTGCATGTGAGTTTTACTCCGGGGAAAGGTTTATCTAACCCTTAAGGGCTCTGAAGTGTGCGATAATGTGAGGCGACTCCTCAGTGAGCCACCAAGCGGGGGGTGAAATTTTCTCGCCCGAAACACCGCTTACGATGACATGAGAGCGCCACCCTACTTTTTCGTTTTGTGGATCCCAGCCACCGAGTGTGCTTCCGGTGGTACTGGAGAGGGCTGCGAGAGCTTCATCGAAGCGCGCCGCACAGCGGTCCACTGAGCCATCTTGCCTCTCGACGTGATAGTGGGGGATTTCCACAGTATGCCGCCCCTCAGATGGGCTACCCAAGCAGTCGATGCGCGCAAGAATCACCGGCTCGGAGCAGGGGCTCGTATAGTTGATCTCAGACCACTCAATAGTTCGAACCATGTGGAGCGCGTCACGTCGTTCCCACTCGCCCTTAAAATAGCCGGTAACGTTCACCTTAAGAAGCGCACCGTGAGCCACCCCAGCGGCGCGCAGACTATCGAGAACAGCTTTTCGGTACGCACGATTAACGTCGTGTGCCCGGGCAATATCAGCCTTGAGCGTGGCACATGTGCGCCGGGTGTGGCCGATCCCTGTCTTGCCATCGCTCCATCCAACTTTATGCTTACAGTAGGAACAGCGGCGCTTAGGTCCGCGCTGACCTTTCGGAAGCACCGTGCCGGTAATCGGGTGTACGCCGGTGCGTCTTGCGATCTGATCTGCGAGGCTGTTAACGCTGTTTTCATAACTGGTTGAATCTGTACCCAGCTTTTCTACTTCAGCCATTCGCGTCCGGAACCGCTTAAGTTGTCTCTCCAGGCGCGCCGTTTCCACCGGGCACGATCGCTTATTGTGACCGGACTTATAACATACGCTGCACCTAACGGTTCCGCTCCAATTTCCCATGAGTAATCTCCTCTCAGTTAAAGTAAAATGTTTTCTGACTTGATGACTTATTATCTCATGAGCGAGAGCAGAAGTCAACCATTAAGTTGTAAAGGGAATGTCAAGGGACGATTTCCAAACTTGAGCCTACCATACGAACGGGCTTCGCCTCGCCAGCCCAAAGGACAAGCGGATCCCCCTTGTCGGGATTCACGCGCCCGAAATGATCGAAGGCGATCAAGATGCCGACGATTTCGCGCCGGCGAAAAGACCCGTGCTTGCTCCGAACCAGGGAGCCGGGGGGGATATCGCACCTTGTAATCATGCTTTCGCCAACTCTTTCAAAGTGGCGATTGCAAGGTCAATATCGCCCTGGTCGTTGTTCCGCACCCGAAGGTTCCAGAGAGCCCTCGAAATGAATCCCCTTGAAAGCTCCATACGAAGCTGGGGCATGTCCATATTCACGAGGATTTCAACGAGGATTGCGATTTTCATCTGTCGTTCTGTGATCATGTATACATTATCTCATATGCGGAGGCGGAAGTCAAGCCGATCTTGTCAAGAGAGTGTCAACCCTCCCCTTTCAGATTCTGCCAGTGGGCATCCACGAACAGCGCGCAGTCCTTCAGTCCTGATAACCGAGGTTCTTCAGTCATCTCGCTAATGCGACAGTCAGCAAGATGCTTTTCGCACCGTTGACCGTAAAGGCGAATAAACTTGATAAGGGCGATCTTGCTAAAAGAGACTTTCCCGCTCCCGAATGCGGCATGCTTTACGTGCTTCTGCCTCAGCATACGCGCGATCTTGTAAGCGTCTTCCAGTCCGTCAGGATCGGTAGTGTCGAGTACGATTGTCATTTTCATTTGATAATCTCCATATCGTCGGCGTGGACCCCGAGGAGGACTTTCCCGCCCACAAAATGAACCTCAAACAGATCCTCATAATCGAGGATGTTGCCCCATATCAAGCCAATGGTGCCGGGCGATACGGCGATACCGCGCGCGACCGTTACTATGCGAACTAAATCACCGACTTTCATTTACTGCCTCCAGATGATAACGAAAGTACCAGTTGCCTGCTCCACAGACCGCACGAAAGTTTGGATCCATCGTATAAAACCATTTCGCTCGGTATTCATGCGGAAAGGCGCGGGTGAAGTCGCTGCGGTGCTCCTTCGGATCTGTTTCTCTTATTCCTGTTATGATACCCATAGTCCCATCGGTGCGTAAGCGCACCAGATCACCGACTTTCATTTAGAACCTCAAGGTTGTTATCTGTTCCGCAGAACACACCCTCTGGAAACAGTACCACCCACACATTACAGGTCCACGCTGGATTTCGTTCTTTCTTCTCTACGATCAACCCCACAATATTCTGTTGGGTATGTCTTACCAGATCACCGACTTTCACTGATCACCTCGGCCAGTCCGGAGCACACGCGGCGCCTGCCTTGCTGCGTAAGAACCCAAAAGGCACCGCCAGAATAGACCGACTCGACCACGATCCCGATCAGCGCCCCTTCGGGCATGGTCCAGCGCACCAGATCACCGACTTTCATTTTAGTCTCCCAGCTTGACAGGTTTGCGGCAGGCACGTTTGTTTGCTTGTTTCTTCTTATCCTGTTGGACAAGGCGAAGACCGCGCGCGCGAACCATTTCGCCACCATCGGCGTAGAACTCGGCGCGTTCGATGGCGCGACGGGCACGAACATACTTCATGATCTCTTCGCGGCGAGGATTTTTTGATCGTTTGCGACCCATTACATCGGCTCCATAAGATAGGCGGACATCCATGCAAAATACACGAACGCGAAAATCATGACCGCGCCCGCTACGTCTTCAAAATGCTGCTTCATCTGAATCCTCTTTCTTGATGATGATCTATTATCCCACAAGTCCAGCCAAAAGTCAAGCCGATCCTGTCAAGAGGATGTCAACCCTGATAATCGTCGTTCAAAATTAAGTCTTCCTTGAGAACGCGGATCTCACGATTTTTTGCGCCCACAAGGCGCACCGTGAAGATCGTCCAATGCCCTGGCTGGAAGGGTGTTTTAGATATCTGGTGGTGTGCCTTAATGATGAATCCAAGTTGCCCCAGAGGCCGCCCGAGTCCTGCTCTCGTAATCCTAACAAGGTTTCCGGGCTTCATGCTGTCAAGGTCGTCCGGTTAACTTCGATGTTATAACCCCGTTCGAGCGCATGATCACCATCCCACACACAACCCGCCCACATGCGAAAAACCTGCCACAAGTGCTCAACTGGCATTTCGCGTAATTCGTGGAGCGCCCATACCAGACTATCATCGGCAGGTTTTTCGCAATCGGGTCCAGGGAAGTGGACATCCATCGCGTGGATTGCTCCCTCTTTGTCAGTAGCGCCCAGGAATTCCAGCACTGCGGCAATTGCGGCAATTGCGGCACCCTTCTCGGTCAAGTGCGTAGAACATGATAGTTCCCAATCGTGCATTGTTTGCATTACCCAAATGGTCACGGGCTTCTCTTTTCTTTGCTCTCGGCCAACAGTTTTTCAACCCACGCACCATCAAACTCGGCTGCATACTGATCGCGAAGCACCAACAATGTTTCGCCGTCCTTCACTTCATTCCGCAGCTTGTAGCCGGGGATAAGAAACTCAGTGCCGGGAGGCATACCGATGAAGACGGAACACACCGCGTAAGGCACAGCCTTCCAGCGCGTTTTTTGTTCGCCAGTGCGCTTGTCTTTCCAGCTACGCCGGAAGCGCCGGAAGCGCATGTCAATCACGCGAGCCTGAAGCATGCCGCCATCGGGCTTGCGGATCATCACGATGTCGTCTTTGTGTAGATAAGCCATCTATCGGAGTCCTCCTTTGACTCTATGTATACATTATACGCTCAAATAGCGCGCAAGTCAAGCCGATCCTGTCAAGAGATTGTCAATCGATCTCGTCAGGGTCATAGACTCCCCAATCATCCTGTCCGAAGCCGCGATAAAGCGTGGTCCCGTCAGCGCGCTTCAAGTAGATATAGCTGACATAGGAGCTTTCTTCTGGGCAATCGGGATCTGTCAATAGCTCAACGCTACCTGATGCGGCGTGATAATGGGGGCCACTATCCGTCAAGGATGCCATACCGCATGTAGTCGTCCCCTTCAAAACGATCCCATAAAGTTCATTATGCGAACGTTTGTTTACTTGGCCCCACATATGGTTAGGGTAACCGTCTAACTGACAATAAGTGCCGAGATAACCATCGGCGGTTTCAATGTAAATGTGTGAGCGCGTGCCCATGTTTTTGTCCTCTCTCTCTAAAAGCTGATGCGGATCCTGGTATACGGGTAAATGCCCTCAAAGCCATAGCCGCGACAAACAATATCTTCACTCTCTTCGCCAGTGCGAACGAAGCGATACATCTCGCAAAGATCGATCTCCTCTCCGTCGATCTTGATCATGTCACCCTCGTCTAACTTGTCCATAAAGTTCTCAACAGCCTGGACTCCCGCATAGGACTCGTACCACTTGATGCCCTTCCAGTGAAACATGAGTGCATCCTCTCGGAGATCTTCCTTGTAGGCGCGGCCGTAAAGGGGATGTTGAAGAGAGGCGGCATCGTGACACAACTCATAAGCCCTCGGGCAGCTTGTAAATACGTGTACTAACATACCCTCGATGCGCTTGTCTACGGCCAGCACGACCTCAGAACGATAACCCATGTTTGCTTTCCTTTCTTGAGCGTTAAATATATTATAGACGATATCGCGCCGAAAGTCAACCCCAAAGTTGTCAAGGGAATGTCAAGCCTCTGAGGCGCTGACAAGTTCCAGCCATCCAAGTTTTACTTTCTTGCGAACTTGGAGCGTGTCAGTATAACAAACGTCTACTGCTCCACCATAGGTTCCCGCAAAGTGTCCCATACCGTGAGCTATCATTTCGCGATCTGTTGCGTCAATGAAGCGCGCCGAGTACACATCGCACATGACGGTGGCCAACCTCCCTCCATAACGGAACCTTACCAAATCGCCTTTCTTATAATTCATTTTCATTTATAACCTCGCACTGGAATGCGCACCATTCTACTTCTTTCCCATTATAAAGCACAACAATATCCTTAAAGCCAGAAGGGGATGTGATAGGTCGAAGAAACAGTCCAATGTGTATTTTCGTAGGCACACCGCAGGTGTAATCTGCCCATTTCACCAGATCACCGACTTTCACTGATCACCTCCAAATAATGACGAGGGTCGGGATAGGGCTTCGGCATGCCGTTCCATTGTACCATGAACCGCCCATCAAGCGGATTGACGCCGACAATGATACCAATGAGGCCTTCACTCCGATGTCGACGCTGAGGCCATCGATTCCGTCGGACCAGATCACCGACTTTCATTGATCACCCTCCAATCGCGAGCGCGCTGCCACCCGTCGCCTTCATCCAGCAACCTGATCCAGTTCACGTCGCCGTCGATGGCCATGAAGTTTAACTCTATTACGAGAAACACTTTGCCAATCTCTTTGGTTGATGGACACCGATGCTTTACCAGATCACCGACTTTCATGTTAATACCTTAAAACGATCAAGACTAAAATGAGATACCGTATAGCGCGAGCCGTAGTACGATGGCAACGGCTCGAACCACTGCACAGTAACATGGTCTTTATTGTCGGCGGACTTCTCTCTCGATGTGAAACTTGTGACGTAGCCAACGTGCCCCTTAAAGGTGCCGTAAGTGGGTTCAAAGACATCACCTAGGTGATCGCCCTTAACATTTGTTGGCAAGCCGACGTATCTAATAACCGATCCAATCATGACAGCAGTATACCCTCTATAAGTAGAAAAGTCAAGCGGCTCTTGTCAAGAAAATGTGTCGCCATCCATGTGGCGGCGAATGAAAGCGCAAAGGTGGTAAGGGCCATGGCGGCAATTATCAACTGGCTTCTCATATTCATACCTATAATATAGCACAGCATGTCCAGCGAGTCAAGTCCGAAATTGTCATGAGAATGTCAAGCGCTAGCACCTAAAGCATGCTCGAAGGAAAGGTTTGTTTGGCGTTCTTTTCATTCCCCTCCCCTCCTGTCAAACAGGTCTTCCACGGATCCCGTATAGCTATGTGGGGCCATTTCGCGCAGATTTTGTTGAGTGCGCCGGGCGATAATTCGGTTAGCCGTACGATCTCCACATGTCAAGCAAGTAGAGTAACCAAGTTGCTTGCGCTTATAATTGTAATCATCCCCGCATCTAATGCAGGTCGCGTGTCTATCATCTGTTTCATTTGTTTTCATAATATTCTCCTTCTGAGTTAAAGAAACGAAATCGTCGTCTCAAATTGAAAAGGTTCGCTTCCAGTTCCGTACTCCTTCTGCTGTTTCCCATCTCGCTACAGTTAGGCTGGCAAGGCCGATGCCATTGGATTTGCCACGTAGGACTCCCAAACCACTCGTCACGGTCCATGAGAATGCCCACTCTACCAACGGGAAATCCCGCGTTGTCCCCACAAATAATCATATCGCCATGGCGAAACTTATACCTATGCTGACGCTTTCTTGGATTTTTTCTCATTCCATCCCCACCCATTCAAAATAAGATCCTAGCCATTCCCCCGTGTGCCCAGCGGTATATATAACGGTAATCACTTCGGTGCCATCGTATAAATCCTTATCTTCATGTTCACGAATCGACACAACACGGACTGCATCCAAAATATCGACGGGGTGTCCCTTTTTTATAAAGTGGTGTGCGCGTCCCGGGTCCATTATTACCCAATCTCCAACTTTAAATCTCATTATCACTCCGTAATTCGTGGTGGTCGCGGGTTCTTTGCGGGTGCGGAAGGAAAAATTTACCGCGAAGTTTTGTCGTCCAATCCTCGCTAAAATGGTGGGCCCGGTGGGAATCGAACCCACGACCAATCGCATATAAGACGACTGCTCTAACCACTGAGCTACGGGCCATTAACATTTCTAATCCGTAACCAATGAGTAGATGGCAATTGCCACAAGCACAAAAGCAATACCGGCTGCAATAGCATCAAAAAATCCCATTTGTTTTCTCCCTTATTTTAAATGGCTCCCCCTGCTGGACTTGAACCAGCGACACTCTGGTTAACAGCCAGATGCTCTGCCAACTGAGCTAAGGGGGAACAGGTATGGCACTCCGAGTAGGATTTGAACCTACGCCCCTCGGCTTAGAAGGCCGATGCTCTATCCAACTGAGCTATCGGAGCATATAGATATATTACCACAAACCAATCCCCCCGTCAAGAGGAACTGGCGCGCCAAATTCTTTTTCTTTATGTGGGCTCAATAAGATAAAGCGGACATTCTACAACTTTGCCCTCGTAATGATTACGCTTCCTGGGAATGCCTACCGAGCCTTCGGGTGTCTCAACCACACAAATTTCATCTTCGCATCGATCGATAACACACTCTGGAACTTTCGGCTGCTCCACAGCCAACAATAGTAGTAAAATCATTCTTCGTTCTCCTTAAATAAAATGGTGGGGGATGTGGGATTCGAACCCACGACCGGCGGATTAAAAGTCCGCTGCTCTGCCAACTAAGCTAATCCCCCTTAATAAAAATTGCCCCTCCAGCACCAAACTCGCTAACTCTCATTGAGTTTAATCGGTGGCATGCGAACAAAGGCGAACGTCACTTCGCCGCTGAACAAGGGGCTGACAATGGTAGCTCCGATGGGACTCGAACCCATAAGCCCAAATCGGGCGTCAGATTTTAAGTCTGATGTGTATGCCAATTCCACCACGGAGCCGTGTCCTTGATTACTCTAATAATATACCATTCCACGTCGCAGAAGTCAACACCTTTTGTGTTAAGAAAATGTCAAGAAAAGTGAGACACTCTCAGTACCTCAACTTCCCACGTAGTAAAGAACCGACGCCTACCATCTATACAAAGAACTTCATAAACCGTCTCGCGATCAAAAAAGATAAACCGATCATCACGAACGGAAAGGATGATGCCAATAAAAAAAGGCTTTTTTACAAGCTGCGCAGCCATACCCGGATAATAAAGATACTCATAGTCGTATTTGCACACGACGAGATCCCCTATTTTATATTTGTTTGGGTCGGCCACACAATAAGTATGCGTTCAACTATACTTTCTTACCCATTCTGTTTTGGGTACCATACCGGCGCTAAAAAATGCCATACTCAAACTCCATTTAAGATTTCGAACTCATCATGTATCATATGTAACAATACCCACCTCCCGTCGCGCACACAGACTACAGCTACCGAACGCGGATCCGCCTGGGAAACCTCCACAACTACCCCATACATATATATGGGCTCGTAGGGGTGAACGCCATCAGAATGAGGACTGGCCGCAAAGTAGGCGTAGTCTACAACCCATCTTACCAAAACCCCTCGTTTTATCTTGTCAACCACACAGTAATTATGGCCAACTCTGCTTGATCCCAATTATATCGCAAGCAGAGTAGCCTGTCAAGCGCTATTCTTTTAATTTAGTCTTCACAACTTTGGCCACACGTCCGCCGCCACGGTATTTAATCCATACATCGACCTTGCCTTTCAGCGTATTTCGCAAATTAACGAGAGTGGGCTCGGACTTAGCGCCCTCTAAATCAAGAACGACAGAGCGATAGCCCGAATTTGCTATCTTGAGAGCATCACGATGTACGGCTCTAATAGAGGAGTAGGCACCATAAAAATTATCTTGACCGTCAAACAAACAATAAATATAAATTTTAGTCATATCGGCTGCCGGTCAACGACTGAGGCGCGTCAAGCATCTCTGCAGTTAAGAAGATTATGTTTTCATAAAAGGAAATTTCTTGCTGTTTGACGGCAAGTTCTCGCGAATCGCATGTCGTTAGTGCCGCTTCATATGCCTCTTCCAATTTTAAAAGTCGTTCCAACGTCGCACCAAAACAATGAAAATAATAAATGCCCAGCGCAAAATCTTCCATCTTTTGTTGAGCTTCTCCAAAAGGACCACTTGTAAAAAAACTATTTTTACTCATTTCTTGCACCCTCCACAACCCCCTTTGACTCGACTGATGCGCTCTTTTCGATCCAGCTTAATCTTGCGAAAATTCTCAATGTTATCTTCGATCAACCGACCATTTGCCAGGGCTTTGATTTTTCCTTCCTGCGGCTTAAATGCTCCGCACAACACAATTTGTTGAGTAGGATTGTGTAGTAAATATTCGCCAGGGACTACCGTACACTTCGCGCCAATATCTTCAAACTGCATCTATTCCTCTCTCAATGTCATTAACTTATCGTAAGCCTCATATTTAAGTTTACTAAGGCGTTCTAAAACTCCATCTCGACGTAAAATCTTAAAAGCAATATTCTCGGCAGAGAACTCAGCCTCTTCAGACTCCAGTCCCGCCTTCCGCATGTCGCGGATCTTTTCCTTGATTCTCTCAATGCAGCGCAATGCCTGCTTATAATCTTTCCGGTTGTCCATCACTTCATTGGCCACACAATCGAGCCTATCTTTGTAATCTTGTGCCTTCTTATCGGCCGTCGCAAAGTCAATATCTCCTCTTTCCCGGGGAGGAAACTTCAGCCACTCATTCTGCAGCAACGAATATAATCCCGACGAGCGGTGATCTTCATTGGCATCCTCCACGTAGATTTCCACCTCGAAACCATGCACCAGAATGCGATGTAAGCCGTTCCAGCGCATGCGCGCTTGGTCAAAAAAAGCTTTTACTAGTTCTACGTTCTCGTTAATTTTAGAGAAATCTACGAGGAAATGAAGGTCTATATCAGAATACTTAGACCAATTATAATTGGCAAGCGAACCGGTCAATCTAATGTCCTCGATATCTAACTCAATGTCCAAACCTTCAACGAAATCATTTACAATCTCCAATAAACGTTCTCGCACTTCACTGTTTAATTGTTCATCTTGCCAAATATCCGGCTGTAATTCATCATGCGGAATAAAACTCGATTCTTCAGCTTCTTCCAAAGACGGTCCGGAGATATCATTAAAGCCCTTTCCCTTGAAGGAAACCGAAACGTTCTTAAAGGGGCTTCCCTTTTGAGCGCGCTTTGAACCCTTGGTGGACCCTACGCCGTACTCTCCCATGTCGTGCTTAAGACGCTTAGGTTTCACGCGGTTGCGATAAGAGTTTGCTTTCTCCACCAATTCTTGAAAATCGCGCCAGCTCATGGTCTATTTGTCACCTTTCTCATAAATAGTTTGTTCACCATCTTCAAACGTAATGATAGTATTATTTGTGGGATGGCTCGTAACATGAATCTTTACAAAATCATCGTACGCATCAAAAAATGCGATAGAACCTCGGGGAGCCGGCGTCAGCCAATGGATAACAGTGTGCCCGGTGGCAAACGTCGCGCCCTCGATTACCACACCGTCGCCAGAAATGCCAGTTTCGTCATTCTGCCGGCAAACCGTAAACGCCCTAATTCCCTCGGGGGCCCGGTTGCTCGGTTTTTTTGGCTTCAAATCTTCCGGCTCTGTCGAGGTGAGTGTATGTTCAACCTCTTCGCTCATCAGGCATCTCCTTTAGGCTTAATATCCAACAAAGAATCCAAACAAATTTCCCTAACCGCTTCATATGCTGCGCGGTCGGCCTCGTATTCATCGGGGCACCCTTCGCGCAGTTCCACATCATTCTCATAACGCTCTTTTAAATCGGAAACGGTCTCTTTCATTTCATTTAAACGTTCTTGCAGCGTTTTAAATTGTTTAAGCATCTCGCCATAACAATTGCCTTTTCCTTTATTATTATTTTTCATTCCAGTCTCCTATCTTGAAAGTATATATCAAATTATTTTGACAGTGTAGTCCAATCTATCTTAAAAGCCGGCACTACAATCACTATATCCTCTAAAACATCAATACCGTATTCCGTACGCCCAATATCGATGGCAAGAATATAACCAATAAAATCCCCCTGCGCAGTAAAAACCCCGGATCCCGAAGCGCCACCCCATGCAAATGAGTTAATGTAAATATAATCACCGTCAGCATAGCCAATTATTCTGCCGTCCAAAGTCAGCGGACCTGTGCTATTGGGATATCCGGTATAAAAAACTTTTGTTTGAGTTGAAAGGGATTCTTTCCACTCGGATGGCCGAGGCGTTGCCTTGGGCAAGTGAATCGGCGTAAGTGATGGAATCTCTTCAACTTCTATGATGGCATAATCAACTATCGGGTCTGTTGTGACCATGCGCGTGCAAGGCGCAAATCCCTCTTCTTCAGACCAAATGCGTGTAAGCTCGCAATCACCAACCAACCCATGATTAACGGTAAGAACGTAATAGCTCCCCTTTGAAACAAAATAAGTGCCCGTTGAGCTAGCAACGCGACCCTCATCCGACATCGATAAAATACGCACGCTGCTCCGACGAGAACTCTTCAAAGTTTCTTGTTCCTCTTTGGAGAGAACCGCAGAAACATTATCTAATGCGCTAATTTCCTTGACTGATGGAAATTGTAAAGACTTAAAAACACTCACGAAAACAAGCATCACCAACGAAAAACCCACAGCTGAAATTCCCAAGATTTTCAGTATTTTTTTGAGTATTTTCATTACATTCCTTACACTTGTCTCTGATAACTAAAGAAAACTGGCAACTCTTCTTGTCCTGCCTCTTTGGCAAACCAAATTAAATCTTCGTTTCCTGTGATCTTAACTCTCCCGTTCTGTCCCAACGCCACATAAACCGGCAATTGGGGTCCGCTTTTAATAAAATGTTTATACCTTCCTTCGAAATCCGTCGTTGTTCCTCTATAGTATCTAGAGCAGTATTCCCATAAATCACTTACTGGCATCATAACATGATATTGCATTTGATTAGTGTTCATGGGCGTATCATATATTTGAACCCCTCCCTCGACCCAATCTTCCAATACACTTTGAAGTCCCACAGCCGGCGTCGGCATCGTGGGAAGGTATCGATCAGCCGGAGGCGCAACGTACCCTAAGCCGCCCCATTCGCGTAAAGGTGAATCAGCTAACTCGGGTAATCCACGATCCCTGACGGTTACTCCTGTCACCTCTCTCTCAATGGCTGGCACCAAAACAGCATCGCGATAGGTGTCGCGGGCCTGTTGCCCATACAATTCGAATTTGACCTGATAAACTCTATAAACTACATCGGCAGACAGGCGGCGCTCTAAATCAACTCTATGACTCACGGTAGTAACTTCCTCAATACCGCGAATCTGATTTTCGATCTGGCTATCGTAACCGGCAACTTTAAGATCTACCACGCACCCTATCGCAACCTTATAAAGACGGAGGTCAATCGGATCGCGCTCAGTCAGCATTCTATCAATTCTATCAATCTGCTCTTCCAGACTCTCGTTAACGCTGCCTCTAATAATACGAATAAACTCCTCTCTGTCGCCGCGCACCAACGCATCCATGGCGTTAGAGCGTTCTTCATCGCCCAAGCCGCTCTCAACTGTGTTGCGTGCCGCCACAGATTCGCTACCATGTATTCCCAACTTATTTTGTATTAGCGCGAGTACTGAAGGTCCGGGCTTCCAGTCTCCGCGCCACGTATACTCTCGGGCATTTGGCACCTGCCACTCGCCCATCCTAGCGCGGACCATAGCCTCCCAGTCATGAGGAGTGAGATCGATGGGATTCCAAATTCCATCGGGACGTAGGCTGCCAATCGACAGGGGACGAAGAAAGTTATCAACGGCTGCGTATTTTTCAAACCTGCTAAACTCGTCCCAATTCTCCTGAACAAACGTCACAACAAACATAGCCTGCTCGGCCGGGTCATCGGCTACGGCAAGGCCGGTCCTCCGCGCGCGGGCAACGTCGGCGAACTTCAACGAAAGTCTACGAGCCAGTTCATTCATGTAAGTGCCATCGAGGGTTTTGCGTTCTTTCTCTTTTGTCTCTTCAAGTTTATTCTGGACAAAGGCTTCGTATGTGTCCGAAACCGCCCGAATGACCTGTTCGGGATACCGATCAATAAACTGCATGAACTTAAGAGCGCCTTCGATCTCTTCTCTAGAGGTCTTAGACTCGATAATGACTTTCATCTTAAAGAAAACTAGCCCGGGCCGGCCGGCCTCGGTGATGTGCCTGGGATCCATCCCAAGTCTAACTTGTGCTGTTCCAAAATCGACCCCCTCGTAAGTGGGGCGATTATACTTCTCTCCAAAATCGAACTCTAACTGAGCCTCGGCATACCCATTGGCTGCGTCTTCTAGGGGCTTCAGTTTTTCGGACAACATGTTCATAAAAGGCACGCCGGGCCTCACCTCTTTGCCGCCGTAGCTCGTGCCGGCAACAAGCTCGCCGGCGCTTCCGAATACAAGGCGCAGAGCCGTTAGAGTAGTGCCAAGTATACCAGGAAGATAACCCAACTTAGTCTGCGTACTGGGAGTTATGCCGGGCCTCAAAGGTTTAAAGTTGAACCAAATTTCCCCGTCGGCATCGAGATCGCCGTCAATGTCAAAACCCAGTACCTCCCAATTCTTCAGTTCGTCGCTCTGTTCTCTTATGTCATCAATCAATCGATCAAAGTCATTAAATGCAATGTACTCTTCCTTCGCCAAGGTGCGTCTGATCGACTCATATTTCTCATCGTAGTTGTCGTCTATGTCTACTAACAGTGAGTCCGCCCAGTAATCAAAGTCCTGTGCGTCGGCCCCGTCGAAATTGAACCTAAACGTGACTTGGAGCGCGACCCCCTGGATCCAGGGGAGCGTCGTGGTGCTCACTTCCCAGTCGGTCTCTTCGGCGGCGTCATCGGAACCCAAAGCTGAATCCAACGTGTCCGTAAAGTTGCGTTGCTGGGTCCAGTCACCGCCCCACGCGTGGGGAATGATACTATAGCCGCGCTCTTCTTCGGGCCAATCGTAGCCTCCAGGAACCCCTGGCAACTTAGGCCCAAGTTGGTAGTCTCCCTTCCATCCAATCGCAAAACTGAATTCTACGGAGGCGCCTCCGGTAACATACGGCTCGCCGAAGGCATCGTCACCCCCTACTTCCGCATGAAAGCCCATATGGTCAGAGCGGTTGTTTGCTGAATTTAAAACTTCTTCGAGTTCTGTCTCCATCTCCTGCCAAGCGTTATTACTTTCTTCATCATGAATATGTGTGACGTTGCCACTGTACGTGGTAATTTCCGTCCCAGACATAGAAAAGAACGCGTTAAGTAAAGACCCATCGTTAGTATCGCCATAGGAACCCCCATAGCGCTCAAGATAGCTTTGGCGCGGAAGCTCTAAATGTGAAGGATCGGACTCATCAATAAATATTTCCTTTTGTTGTTCCCATGTCCACTCTCGCACTGCGGTTCTGAACCTATCAATGGGCTTTCCATAAAGTCGCGCCTCTGGCACCGCAATCCAATCGCCACTAGCTGTATCGTGAAACTTACGAAGACGCAAACGAGTGGAAGCGCTGATACCGGGAATATCCCGATCCCTATCTCGGAAAATCTCTTGCTTATCGAAATCCCCAATGGGCCGCGGCGCTGGGATTTCATCTTCTTCGGGCCAAGGTTTATTATCAAGTTTAGCCCGAATGGCATCACGCGCCATGTCAGTAGTAATTAAATCCAACGTCTCGGTGGTCGGCATGACCTTTGTGGGGGCGCTCCCTTTGATTATATTAATCCAGGTACCCAAGCCTTCGCTATCGTTGAGACTTTTTAAGGCGATGTCAAACCATTTTTCGTTATTCAATGCGCGAACCATGATTCGTTGTGCCTGTTGCAAGGGAGTTCCGGGGATGTAGCCGCTCAAAAATTCATTAAGTTCCTGTGTCTTCACCAAATAAGCAATCAATCCGTTCCCTAAAGACTCCTCCACTGCACATGGGAAATAGTCCTGGAATTCCGCGTGGCATGAGCTAATGCTGCCGATGTCGCTCATACGTAACACGTCAACGGGATGACGCGAAAGCAAAATCCTCCACTCATCTCCGTCGAGGGTTCCATTGAAAACCTGTTCGATGGTTTCCCAGCCATCGTCATCTGTTGCATAAAAGGTTTGTTTCTTCCGCCACCACTCCAGCAGAGAAGGATCGAGCTTCTTTTGTTTGACCGCTTTGGCAATTGCCTTAGACATGCTGGTACTCTCGGTCTTCGCAATTGTTTCGCCCTTGCGAGGTCCGGCGGGAATTGTAAAATCATAGACCTTTTTAAGATCCAAACTTGCCACCAAGACTTCAACCTCTTGAAAGCCACCACCGGCGGCAGCAAGACGCTCTTTCTTTTGTTTAACATGTTTTGTGAGAAACGCGTCATTATCGCCCGATGGCTTCCATCCATCAGCCTTCAGAACTTCAACTATCTGTACTATCTTCTGAGTGTCGGATTCTAAAAGCGGAACGACAATTCTCATTTTGCCGTCGAAAAGATCGTCAAACTCTGTCTGAATTTGATCTCCCATCTTGGCCATGAATTCAAACGTTTTGCTAATGCCCTCTCTGCTTACCTCATCCAGCCGGATCTTCTTGTCGGCAAATTCATAGAGGTTTTTAAACCATGTAGTAGTAGCGATGTCCATTTATTTGTTCCCTCCACCCTATAAATAGTTGGCTTTTGGCGATTTATCGCCACAGCAATTGGATTAATGCTATTACAAATGCCAACCCCACGCACACCATCGTTTTGGCGGTAAACATGCTTTCATGCAAAAAATACCACGTCAACAAAGGAAAGGTGAGATAAGACAACGCAAAAATTAAAAATCGAGGGCCCCACACCTCCCCCATTTCTGCATATGCCATTCGTATTCCAAGCCAAAAACACAATCCGGCAGGAAGCGAGAAAGCGATCAAAGCCAAAAATGGTCGACCTTTCCACCATTCCCAAACGAACTGAGAGTTCAGGTGAAACCAGCCAAAAGTCTGCCCCACTGCGAAAAGAACGCACGCTAATGCTATTTTAGAAGTTGGCAATTAAAACCTCCTCGCACGCCTCTATATTTTGAGTAGGGTGCCCATACTTGTTTACCAAAATTAAATTATAATCACCCAGCGCCTTCAAGACAGCTTTATGTTTTTTATACAAAACCACCCACTTAAAATCCGACCCCTTTAGTTTATTAAAGAGGCGCTGATGATGAACACGAGACAGATCGGCTACATGTGTAAAATTTCTATCAAGCAAATTGGGTGTATAGGTTCCCACTGGAAAGAATTTAAAATCAGACTTTACGTCCGTGTTTATGTTTTTATCTAGAGCCTCATCGTTGTCCAGCAATACATACAAATTGGAAGTGTCAAGTTTTCTCATGCGCGACATTGCTAAAGGGTTGAACCCCGACCTATCAAAAGAACCACAAGAAGCCACCCCCTGAGTAGAACATCTATTCAGAATAAAAAATAATGCTGAACGATATACCGGATCCCTGTAAGTATGCCAATTTTCTTGAAGGGCTGGGACCAACTCCTCTTCCATCGTGGCGTACACTTCTTCTGCCATCTGCGCAATGCGCTCGGGTGCCTGCTTGGCTGTCCACCAAAACTCATATACAGGATACTTGCTTGTGTGGGCTATAACCATTCTATCGTTCTGGGACAACCCCAACTCCAGCACGCCAGAATAAAGAAGATAAGTTTCAACAATACTCTTGGGCGGAAAGAGATCTTTGAGAATTTTTCCACTCTTGAATTCGCAAGATTGTTTAAGAGGACTTGTCATGAGCAGGCCCATTCGGCAACATATCACTATATTGTTTAATAGCCTCTTCCAAAGACGGCAAATTAGAAGGAGAGTGTGACAGCAATTCATCTAAATCATCTGTTACTGGAGCCGCTCTCGGAACTTGAGGGGACAATAAGCTAGCCTTATACGACAAGTAACCACTAATAATTACATTAATATCGTTCAAGCAATGATCGATAGCGCTGAGTTGGGCTCTTAAATTGCCTAAATTTTCCGTTGTCTTCAAAGACAGAAGCGGCTCATCCTCAGCGCAATAATTTGAAAGATTCTGTATTTTAGAATTTGCGCGTGTTAGCAGCCGGCGCACCTCCCCCTCAAGCTCTTCAATATCTACCGTATATTGTAAATTTACTCTTTGTGACATTCTATCCTCTCAATACTTGTTTAGAGTTGTTTTGAAGCTTTATTTCAACTACATCTGGCGCGCCGACGACTATAATTTCAGTGCCAGTCTGTCCACGGTTAATTGTAATCTTCGAAAACCTATGATTTATATCGAGGCCCTCAGTTAACACTCCGCGCTCATTCAGTTCTTTGATTCTCTTTTCTTCTCTGATCATGATAACATGCTCTGGGTTGACAAAGACATCTCGCAGGATATAAGTGTTCGGGCTTGTCACTGCGCCGTTGGCGCATACTTCAGTTAGTCTTACTAGCATTTGCTTCCTCCATTGGATAGATATGCCTAATCTGCACCGTAGATGTTCGGCCAAGAGCATATACTCGGCAAGTATCTGCGACAACTTGCCCCATAAACACTCCGGTAATGGGCTTTTCAGTCTTTATGACGTTCATAGAGCCATTAGCGGTGAAATCCCACATATTCACATCTTGCGGAATGTGGACTAAATCTCCTTCACTTAACATCTTTTTTACTCCGTTTGAATAATGCCATAGTTGGTGGTAATTAATGTTCCCGCACAACTGACTGCATTTTGAAGCGCCGTTCTTGTCACCTTTACAGGGTCAATAATCCCACTTTCAAATAATTCAACCATCTCATTTTCTCGAAAATTCCAACCCTGACCGTCTTCAGCGTCCAAAACATCTTTAATGATAATATCGGGCGACAAGCCTCCATTGAATGCCATTTGACGAATGGGGGCCTGACATGCAGCCTGGATAATGCTTCCTGCCATCGCTCGGTCCGCGCTGTGGCACTTCTTGTCCAAACTACTAGACGCGCGCAAAAGGGCTGTCCCACCACCACCAATAATTCCCTCTTCTTGAGCAGACCGCACCGCTTCCAGTGCGTCTTCGATCCGATGTTTTCTCTCGGTCATTTCCACTTCTGTGGTGCCGCCTACTCGTATAACCGCAACCCCGGATGCAAGTCGCGTAATGCGTTGCTGAATTGTGTTGCAATCAGTCAAAGATTCGGTAACTTCGATTATCGCCTTGAGGGATTCAATTTTATTTTCCACTTCCTCGATATTGCAATTTCCGTCAACAACCGTCGTAAAGGCCGCTGTGCTGTCAATAAATTCTGCGGATCCCAAATCGCTCATCTTTATATCATGAAGTTTGCGTCCGCTTTCGCGAGTAAGAAAGGTAGCTCCCACCGACAAAGCCAAATCCTCTAATACACTGCGACGTTCTGCGCCATAATGGGGCGCCTTGATTGCTGCCACTTTCATTGTTCCACGCATGGCGTTCATAATCAACGCTGCCAGGGCTTGTCCTTCTACCTCTTCAGCCACAATAACAAGAGGGCGCCCCTCGCGAGCGACCATCTCTAGAGCCGGCAATACCTGCTCCACTGTGCTAACCTTATGATCCGTGATTAAAAAGAGAGGCTCATCATGGTGCATGGCGGAACGACGATCATCCGTAATAAAGGCCCCAGCACAATAACCGGAAGCAAACTTAAAACCCTCAGCGATATCCAAGCTCGTCTCCACGGAACGAGACTCCTCGATGGTAATCGAGCCATCTTGCCCAACTCGATCAACGGCCATGGCAATCAATTCGCCAATCTTCTCATCATTGTTGGCAGAGATTGTCGCAACATGCTTAATGTCATCAATGCTGGTAACTGGGCGCGCGGCTTGTTTAAGGTTTTCAACCACTTCCTTCGCGGCTACTGATAATCCGCGTTGCAATTCCGTAGGCGATACGCCGGCCAGAATATATTTTTGCGCCTCTTGTAGCACCGCTCTAGCCAACACAGTAGCCGTTGTGGTGCCATCCCCTGCATCATTATTTGTCTGCACTGCGGCTTGCCTGATAATCTGTGCTCCCGCATTTTCAAAGGGGTCATCTAGCGCCACAAAAGCGGCCACAGTTACGCCATCCTTTGTAATGAATGGTGAATGACCTTTCTGTTGGAGTAAAACGTTTCTACCTTTCGGTCCCAAAGTTGACGCAACATTGTCTGCCAATATATTCACACCCTTGATGATCTTCTGTTGGAGGGCATCTTTGCTCTCATATGCTCTACTCATTAATACCTCTGAGTTATATATATTATTATAACCTTATATGGCTATATTGTCAAGACTTAATTGTAGCGTTTACTTCTCTTTTTAAAGTATTCGCGTTCTCTTTGGCTAATGTGCCAATTTCTTTGCGATTTTGATCTTTCGCGCCAATAAAATAACTATTGATATTTTCACTTAAATCACCAAGTGCATTAAAAATGGCTACAATGCTGGCATTTAAGCTTTGAGTATAATCTTCGGCGCGGGCTTTTAACACCTCTGGGTCTAAATTAATATCGCCCTTCCAATATTGTCTCTCGGTATAAACCCCGTGGCCAATAGACCACTGCTTTTCCGTTCGATAACCCTTAGTATCTTGTAGCGCTGCAAAGACTTGTCGATCAATATCAGGTGCATCAGCAAATCTTCCCGTAACTGCCGTGTATTGCTCAGGACTATACAGTTTGGCGGCGCTTCCTTTGATGACGTTTTCGGTGCGGCCTGTGTTTTGAATACGCAGAACCTCTGTGCCTTTGGGGATGACGGTTCCGTCCGCAATTTCGCCGCCATCTATAGTTTTAAATCGCGGCCAGTCGCGAATGTGGGCCGGCTTCTTCTCGGTGGTCTGGCGGCTCGCCCGGGTGATTGTAACAGGCAAATAATCATAGATAGGCACCGGTGTCGGGGTGCCGATTAGCTGCATGAAGTTGTCGCGTGTAATTTCAAACTCATAAAACTTAAGCTTCCCGTTCCAGTCGCCAAATCCGCTAGAAGACTCAGGATTCTTATCGGCATCTTTGATAACAATTAGATAAATGATAGAATCAGTTTTGCGCCTTTCTGCCGGATCCAAAAAATAGTCCACAATATTTTTAAAAGACCCGTGAACAGCGCCGTTCTTGCGAAGAACCTTTAAACTGTAAGGTACAATTTCTGGGTCTGCCGCCTCGCCTCGCCGAATAGCCAATTGAACATCCTCAATCGGCAGCGAGCCGGCGGCGGCGCCCACCTGTTGAGGGTCATCAATCTGAATCGACGTACCACCCATCAGTGCCGCTAGGAAAGCTTCAAAAAGAAAACCGCTAACAGAAGCCCCATAATCATTGATGATGCTGGCGAATGTATCTAAGAAAATAAGGTACGACATGATCTTAGATATATCGCCCTCTCCGGGTGGAGGCGCCTGCTCATCCAAAAACTCATTAACGCTTTTTACCTTCTCCTGAATCGTAGAGCCGCCGATATTGTTCATTAAGCTTTCCATAATCTCGCGGTCACCGTTCTCTGTCTTTCCCCACAACTCAGTAATTTTGATAGTTGGGCGACGAATTACTGTCACCTCATCGGATCGGGAATTTCCGCGGATTTCCACTTCGCGAGGAGATTTTTCAGTAATTACTGCGTATCCTTCGCGCGGGTTAGACAAAGCTCCCATCATCTCTTCAATCATTTCAACCAATGACTGCGACGTGATTGTGTTCTTCTTATCGTATTCTTCTCGGAGAATCTTACTTAAATCAAACATTTATAAACCTCATATAATTTCATCAGCGATACC